CAGCCTTGGTCACCTACTACGAAAACTCACCCGACGAGGCTGAGCCTCGTCTTCCTTCCCCGCAGTAACCCGACCCGAAGAGAGCCACAATGGAAATCGTAAACGCAACCACATCCCTACCGATTGAGGAGGGTGGCAAGCTCGCCACCCGAAGCGAAATCTTGGCCGTTGTTGTCAACAGCAGCGCCGCTAACACGAAGGGCTGCACGGTAGGACAGATGGGCGCACGCCTGTCGCTCGCCGCGCATCTCGGAAAGAGCACTGGTGACAAGTTCGAGCTGGATCCGAAGCAACTCGGCCTAATGGTCAGCTTGTTCAGCGCGCACGTATTCCACTTCATGAGCACGGACATCGTCGACCTCGCCGAAGCCCTTGGTATTGAAGCGGACTAGCGTTTCCCACGACATCTCGAAACCATAAGGTAGCAACAATGACTGAGGTCACATTCAAGGACAAGGTTGAAGTCCTCAAGGTCGATGAGGGCCTGGGGCTAGTTTTCGGGTTCGCAATCGTCTCTACTCTCGACGGTGAGCCCTACTTTGATACGCAGGGTGACCACATCCCCGATGATACCATGATGAAGACCGGATCGGACTTCATGGAGCATCATCGGGTTGCCAAAGAGATGCACCAGGGTGACCAGCAAGGTTCCGTGGTGTTTGCTTTCCCACTTACTGCTGAAATCGCGAAGTCATTGGACATCGAGACGAAGAAGACCGGCCTGCTGATCGCCATGAAGCCCTCGCCCGAGGTGCTGGTGAAGTTCAAGGACGGCACCTACAGGGGTTTCAGCATCGGCGGTAGTTACGTCACAGTGGAGGAAGTCAAATGATCATCAACGGCAAAGTCGTGAAGACCATCGTCCGCGCTCTCAAGGTAAATGAGATCAGTAGCGTCGATCGCCCAGCTCAAGTCCCCGCGCTCGTCACCATGATGAAGCGCGATGACGCCACACCGCAGCCGGAATGCTGAGCGACTGTGGTTAACCCTCAGGCAGCACCGCCGCCAAGAACGGCACCAACAAGGATCATAACATGGCCCAGCCGAACCCAGCGACCGCTACCGACATTGCGGCGGTCGAGAAGAAGCATCAGGAAGAAGTAGCAACCCTCACGAAGCGCTTGGAGCGTTCCGACGCCTTGGGTTCGCTCAGCACCTCGCAGCGCGATCACTTCAACTTGCTGAAGGGTGACGACGCGGAGAGCTTCTTGAAGTCTGATAGCACCGAGCGAGACAACGCTGTTCTCAAGGCTCAGGAATCCAACCAGGTGGTTTACAAGGCGCTGAACGGAATCGAGTATCGCAAGAGCGATGACCCGCGACTCGCGGTCATGGCCAAGGAAGCTGACGAAGAGAAGAAGAAGCGTTTGTTTGGTGAGGAGAAGGCCAAGAAGGCTGATCTGGAGAAGCGCGCAGCTGAGCTGACGCACATCCCTGGCGGCGCGGCCGTTTGCGTCTCGCTGCTGAAGGGCATCGCTTCGCTTCCGGAAGCTGAGCAAGAGCCAGCACTTGCTGCACTCCGCGCTCAGAACGCTTCGTTGGGCAAGGCATTCAAGCGAGTCGGCACTACGGACGCTCCGGAGACGGGCACGGACAGCGCTGAGGACAACGTCGTGAAGATCGCCCGAGAGATCGCGAAACGCGACGACATCACGTTTGAGCAAGCCTACGTCAAGGCTCTCGACACCGCCGAAGGCAAGCAGGGTTACGCGGACCAACTGGCCAAGCGGGGCATCCAAATCTAGCTCCCCGCTAGTTCACCAACCAATCGAACAAACAGGAAATAACAAATGGCAACCTACCAAAACGTCGAGACCGTTAGCGTGATCGCTGGCTCGGCTGTAACCGTCTACCGCTTTGTGGTTCAGACCGCAGGCGACTCTCAGTATGACCTTTCCGGCGCTCAAGGCCGTGTTGACGGCATCTGTGCGGAAACCGTCGCCACCGTTGGCGCCGTGTTCCCGATGGTCATCCCCAACGGGGGCATCGCGAAGGTCGAGTCGGGCGCAGCCGTAGTCGTCGGAGCAATGGTTGCTTCGGCCGCGAGCGGCAAGGCAATCACGGCCGTGAACGGCGCGGGTAACATCCGCTGCGGTCGCGCTCTCACGGCGTCGTCTGCTGACGGCGAACTCATCGAAGTCCAGTTCTTGGTTTCGGAAGACCAAGTCACCTAATCCACGGCTGTAACGCCCAACCCTCCCTAGGAGAACAAGAGAATGCCTTCATTCCAGCAGCCGTCGCGGGGCGATGTCCATATCGACACCCCGCTCAGCATCATCAGCATCGCGTTCATGCAGAACGCATCAAACTTTGTTGCTGATAGTGTCTTCCCGGTAGTGCCTGTCGCTAAGCAGAGCGACAGGTATTACACCTACGATCGCGGCATGTTCAACCGCGACGAGATGCAGTTGCGCGCACCCGGCACTCAGTCGGCGGGCGCCACCTACACGCTCTCCAGCGATTCCTACAGCGCCGACGTTTGGGCCCTGCATAAGGACATCGCTGACCAAGTTCGCTCGAACGCGGACACGCCGCTTCAGCTTGACCGCGAAGCCACGGAGTTCCTGACCGTCAAGGCTCTTATCCGCAAGGAAAAGAACTGGGCGTCCAACCACTTCGTTACGGGCGCTTGGACCACGGAACGCGCTGGCGTTGCTTCCGGTCCGAGCGGCACGCAGTTCCTTCGCTGGGACGTTGCTGCTAGCACGCCGATCGAAGATGTGCGCGCTGGCTGCACGGCGATGGCCGTCCTGACGGGCTTCCGCCCGAACAAGATGGTGATCGGCCGCAACGTTTGGGACTCCCTCGTGGATCACCCGGACATCGTCGGTCGTATTGATCGCGGTCAGACCTCCGGCACCGCGTTGGTGCTGAAGCAGAACCTCGCGGCTCTGTTTGAGATGAACGAGATCCTCGTGATGGACGCCATCGAGAACACGGCCGTGGAAGGCGCTACGAACGTTCACGCGTTTGTTGGCGGCAAGCACGCGCTGCTGGTCTACTCGGCTCCGTCGCCGGGCATCATGGTTCCGTCCGCCGGTTACACGTTCGCCTGGTCCGGCTTCCTCGGCGCTGGCGCCTTGGGCACGCGGATCAAGCGCATGCGCATGGAGCCGGAAGAAGCGGACCGTGTTGAGATCGAGATGAGCTTTGACCAGAAGAAGGTCGCTGCCGATCTCGGCACGATGTTCCTTGACGCCGTCAGCTAGCTGACCGGGGGCTTCGGCCCCCAACCTCATAACCCCAGAACCCCATGACCACAGCAATTCCACGATTCGTTCGCTCCTGGAAGGAGCACTATGAGGCGGGTATGCCTCTCATCTTCATCAAGCGCCTCAACCTCGGTATCGAGGGGGCTATGAAGGTGAACCCGGGTGACCCGGTGACTGACTACATCCGCAACTACCTCGGGGAGCAGCGGTTGAAGGTTTGGTGGAACGCTAGGGTGGTGGGCTCAAGGGACGGAGCTATTGCCCGGGGGATCCTCTCCGGACAACTAGTTCACGATGCGCCTCCGGCGCCATCAAGCGCTGAGGGTAGTGTGGCTGCCCCTAGTTCGTCCGGGGGCACCAAGGCTCCTGCGGGGGAGCTTCCGGCGAATGTGACAGCGCTTGGTGGAAGCTGGTTTGACGTCACGCTCAAGTCGGGTGTGCTGATGAAGTGCAACGGTCGTAAGAAGATGCTGGAGTTTGCTACGCAGTGACCTCGCTCCGCGTGGTAGTAACGAGCCTCCAAGAGTTCATCAATGGGATCATCAAGAAGCTAGTGCTGGACATTGTAGCAAACCTGAAGTCCGCTCCCGCCACGGGATACGGAACACCCGTGAAGACGGGTTGGGCACGCGCAAATTGGATCCCACAGATCGGTTCGCCCCGTCAGACAACCGCCGGCAGCCCGGAGCAGGTTACTGGAAGCGCCCAGGCTAGCGGCGTGGCGACGGTAGCTACCAGCTACACGTTCCAGCAAGGGCCGGTGTTCATCTCGAACAACGTCCCGTATGTGCTCTTGCTCAACGAGGGTAGCAGCCAGCAAGCTCCCAAGGGATTCGTCCAAGCGGCCATTGCCAAAGCCGTGAAGATCGACTTGTTCGGAGCGCAAGGTGGTTAGCCTTGTCGACGCCCGCGAGGCGATCTACCAGAAGTTTGTGACCGACTGGGCAGCCACTTCGGTCTACACCTTCGACAACGAAGACTTCAAGCAGACTCCCGGCACGCCGTGGGTCCGTCTTTCAGTCCGACACAACGCTTCTGTGCTTGAGGCCATCGGGGGCACCGGCGACGGCGGCTTCAACAAATACCAACGCTCTGGTCGAGTGTTCATACAAGTATTTGTGCCCACAGATCAAGGAACCCTGGAAGCAGACACTCTTGCGCAAACTGCCCGCGCTATCTTTGAAGGCATCACCCTCGCGAGCAACGTGATCCGATTCGGAAACGCGATCGTGAGGGAAATTGGTGCCGACGGTAGCTGGTATCAGATCAACGTGGAATGCGCTTTCGACTACGACGAACGGAAGTAACAAACAATGTCACGCGTCAACACTAACAACACCAGTATCCGCTACGCGATCGAAACTTCGATCGGGACACCTCCCACCTCGGGTTGGCGCATCGCGGAGTTCAACACCATCGGCACTTATGGTGCTGCAATCTCGACCACACCGCGTCGTCCGATCAGTCAGGATCGCGGTCGCAAGAAGGGCACGGTCACCGACCTTGACAGCACCGTCGAGTTCGAAACGGACTTGACCATCGATGCGTTTCAGGACTTTGCTGAGGGTCTCGTCTTCGCCGAGTATGCGAACAAGGGGTTCAGTCTCCTCAGCGGAGCGGTCCCACCGCCCGTCGCATCATCCACCACCTTCACGGTGAGCACCATCGCGGCTCCGAACGACACGCGCTTGGAGTTCACCGCGTCTGAGGTCGCCACGCTGATCTATGGTAAGGGCTATACTGACGCCGCAAATAACGGCTTGAAGCCGATTGCCGCTGACCCCGGCACGGGCACGACGATCACCGTAGCGGCGACCTTGGTGACGGAGACTCCGCCGACGAACGCAACGCTTGAGGTTGCTGGCGTTCGGTTCCTCAACGACGAGGACTTGGACTTGGTGGTCAGCGGCGCGACGGCAACGCTGGAATCACTCGGGGCACTTGCTGCTTCGGGAACCACCACCTGGGGTGCCTTGGGCATCCAACTCGGACAGTTCATCCACATCGGTTCGGCTACCTCGGTCGGAGCGCTCCAGAACGCTTTGGGCGCTGGCGGCACCGTCAGCTACGGCTACGGACGGGTCACGGGCGGTCTAGCTACTACGACTCTGACGCTGGACAAGCTCTCCTCGACGCTCGCGACGGCTGCGGGCGCATCGGGAATCACGGCTGACGTTATGTTCGGCCGGATGGCCCGCAACGTTCCGGTCACCGCTAACTCGACGGACAACGAGTATCTGGAACGGACCTACCAGATGGAAGTGGTCTACCCGGACTTGGGCGGTATCGGCACCGACAGCTACGAATACGCCATCGGTAACTTCGTGAACGAGGTTTCGCTCAACCTTCCGCTGACCGACAAGGCCACGGTGAACTACGGGTTCGTCGGCACGAACGCAGAGGATGTGACGGACTCCCGGAAGACGGGGCCCAGCACGGCGGTCACGCCTCTCCGCACGACCGCGTTCAACACTAGCTCGGACATTGCTAGCATCACCACGGACGTGGTCAGCGCGGTCAGCGACGTTTGCTTCAAGTCGCTCACCGTCACGGTCCGCAACAACGTCTCCCCGGAGAAGTGCTTGGGCACGCTCGGCGCGACGTTCGTTAACAGCGGCCTGTTCGAGGTCGACGTTGAGGGCCAGATGCTCTTCACGGACAAGGCAATCACGAACGCGATCAAGAACAACACCACGGTGACCTTCTTGACGATCATCCGGAACCAGGACGGCGCGATTGCTCTCGACATCCCTGAGATGAACCTCGGTGACGGCAGCCGCGAGTTCCCGGTTGACCAGAGTGTTCTGGTCAACATCAGCGGCCAGTCCTTCACCTCCGCAACCTACGGCTACGATGTCGGGATCAGCTTGTTCCCGCTAGTTCCGTATGTCTAAGCAACGCCCGCCCCGGCAACGCCGGGGGCACCCCCGAACCCCGAACCAATAGAACCATGAGCAACGACAGTTTCAATTTCGACGCACTCCAGGTGGGTGGACAGACCGCCTGGTTTGACATCCCGGAGCTGACCCCTGCAGGCGATGCCCGCATCTGTGTCGCCCCGGCGGACCAGAGTAACGTTCCCTACTACAATGCGATGTTGCGTCGCTCCGGGGCTCGTGCCCGCCGCCTGGCGCGGACGGAGAAGATCACCGCCGCTGACACCGACGCAAACCGTGGGGAAGACCGCGAATTGTATCCTAAGTTTGTCCTCAAGAACTGGGAAGGCGTCCTGGACACGAAGGGTAAGCCGGTCCCGTTCAACGCCGATACTTCCCGAGAGCTGTGCGCCAAGCTACCGGCCTGGCTCTTTGACCGCCTCCGCAACTTCGCGGCGACCCCAGAGCGATTCCTTCCCGAAGGAGCAGAGCCTGTTCCGGACGCACAGGAGCTGGCGGGAAACTCAAAGACCGGCTCCGGTGGAGCCTCCGCGTAGCGCGTGATGGTTGGGCTATCGAGTCTGGCCAGTATGAACGCGCTTCCGGCGGCCGGTCGCCCGACTGGTATGATGACGCGCCCCACTCAGTTCGGGGTGATGACTTTTACTTGCAGGCGTTCTGGGAGCTATCCAGTGAGCGTCAGTTCGGTGAGGTCATGGGTCCGATCCCTTGGAGCAAAGTTGTTCGATACGCTGAGCGCAAAGGGCTGGACCGCGTTATGATAGACACTCTGGAGGTTGTCATCCGCGAGCTGGATGAAGCCTACCTAAAGGATCTGCGAGAGCAACAAGACAAGCGGTCGGGTCGAACCAACCGCAGCAAGTCAAAGAAGTAACCCATGGTAGACTTCCTGATCAACGTCAAGGTAGACCCCACTGGGGCGGTCGTTGGCTCCCGGAAGGTCGGCAAGGCTCTCTCGGGAGTCCAGAACCGAGCGAACCGGTTACGAACGACGTTGCTGGGAGCCTTCGGGATCTTCGGCGCGGCGCAGCTACTCGGCGGCATCATCCGCAATTTGGCGCAGTTCGACGAGGCAATCGCTACGGTCGGCGCGGTAGCCAGCGCGACCGGGGAGCAGCTGGCGAAGCTGGACCAGCTCTCCCGCGACTTGGGTCTGACGACTCGCTTCACCGCGACGCAGGCGGCGGAGTCTTTGGTGACGTTGAGCCGCGCAGGCTTCGATGCGCAAGAGTCGATGGTGTCTTTGCGCAGCACTCTGTTGCTCGCCGTCGCGGGCGGCACGAGCCTCACGAACGCTACCGACATCACGGCTACGTCTCTGCGGGGCTTCCGTCTCGCAGCAGACCAAGCGGGTCGCGTAGCCGATGTGCTCGCCGCTACGGCAAACAACTCCAACACCAACATCTCGCAACTTGGCGATGCGCTCAAGTTCGTCGGCCCGATCGCCGCTGGCGTTGGGCTTACCTTCGAGCACACCGCAGCCCTCCTCGGAACGCTTTCCGACGCGGGTCTGAAGTCGAGTCTCGCAGGCACCGGCCTGAAGCGCGTTCTCTCCGAGTTGGAGGGCCCAACACTTGCGACATCAAAGGTGCTGCGCCGGTTGGGCGTCAGCACCAACGATGTCCGCCCCTCGGTGGTGGGCTTGGAGAAGGCGTTGATCACCCTGAAGGAAGCGGGCGTGGATACCGGACGCGGCCTACAAGTCTTCGGCGACCGCGGCGGCCCGGCGTTCGAGATCCTGTCGAACAACATTGACAGCGTGAAGGATTTCACGCAGGTGCTGAACGATGCGGAGGGAACGGTTGAGCGAACTGCCGACGCGATCGACAACAGTTTCAACGGCTCGTTGTTCCGCTTGAAGGCATCTTTCGAGGGGTTGATCCTGGAGATTGGAAAGGGGGGCGTAACAGGGGGCCTCCAGGATATCGTCGAGGGTATTGCTTTCGGCTTCCGGTTCCTCGCCTCGAACGCGGACCGGTTGATCAGCTTTGTGAAGAACCTGGCGCTGTTCATGGGTCCGCGCTTCTTGCTGGGTGCGATCCGCGCCATTGGCGTAGCAATCGCAGCAAACCCAATCGGGCTCTTGCTGACGGTCATCTCGGCGATCATCGCGTTGATCCCCGACCTGCAAGGAAAGATCACCGCACTCATCGGAACGATGGCGGAGCTAGGCTCCGAGATTTCGGAGAGCTTTGACTTCAGAGGTTTGGTGGACGGTGCGGCCTCAGCGATTGACTTCACAGTAGCCCTGTTCAACGGTATGGGTGCCGCGCTAGGAGCGGTGTTCGACGAGTTGGGAAGCCGACCCGATCGGGTGAAGGAACTAATCCTAAAGGCGTTCCGGGACGCGGCGGAGTTCACGTTGGATGTCTTCGTGGCGTTGTTCCAGACGCTCGGTAACTTGCTGAGGTTCTTTGGAAAGACATTCCTGGACGTCATCGGACAAAGCATCAGTTCGCTCCGCGAACTGGCGGCTGGTAACCTAACGGCCGCCCAGCAAGCGGCCGATAATATCACGGCCGCGCTAGGAGGAGCCCTCAAGGCCACCGGTGAGTTCGGACAGCAGTTCAAAAGGAACCTGAGCACGCTGAAGGATGTTGACCTGCTTCCCGTGGTAGAGCTGTCGGAGGAAGCTGCGGAAATCGGAGCGACCGTGGCGCGGGAGTTCGAGCGGGGTCTCAGCGAGAGCCAATCACCAGCGCAGGATATTGTCGACAAGCTATTCGGCTCCGACCGGGAGAGCCTGACGGAGGCAGCAGCCCGGCGGGCAAAAGAGCTAGCTGCACTATCTACCCCCGGACCCGGACCCGCCCCCGCCCCCGGCAAGACGCTGCTGACGGGAGAGGCTCAGGAAGTCTTGGACCAAGTCGATGCTCTCCGCACGCTCGCCGACCAGGAGCGGGCGTATCAGGAAGTGCTGAACGCCCGTCCTGATCTCCTCCAGGAGATCAACGTCGCCTATCTGGACACTCAGATCGCGGCGCTGGCGGCCAGCACCTCTGCGGCGGACGGGTTTGAACGAGCGTTCCTGAAGATGACAAAGGAGGCGCAGGACTTCGCTGCTGTTGCCGAGAAGGCAGTCAACGCTTTCGCCGATACGGCGACAACCGCCATCACGGACTTCTTGCTGACCGGCGAAGACCGCTGGAAGGAGTTCGGCGTGTCGATCCTAAACACGTTGACGCAGATCCTCGTTCGCCTCTTGGTCGTCCAGGCGCTCAGCGCCGCCTTGGGCGGAGGCGCGGCCCTCGCGGTTCAGGGCGGAGGCGCGGCCCTCGGCGGCGGCGGCGGTAGGGCGAGGGGCGGCACGGTGCAGCCTGACCGCTCCTACATGGTCGGCGAGGAAGGACCAGAGTTGTTCCAGCCGAACAAAACTGGGACTATTCAGCCCAACTCGGGTGGTGGCGCACCGGCTCCTGCGGTGAACGTTCAGGTAGTCAACGTGGACGATCCGCGCAAGATCCCGGAAGCCATCGAAGAAGGCGGAGCGGATGAAGCGATCCTTAACATGATCACCCGGAAGCGGAGCGTGATCCAACGCCTGCTACAAACCTAATATGGCATTTCAACGCGGAACAACTGCAGCATCCGGGGCCTCCCACGACTCCCTAGTCAGCTTGGTCGCAATGGCGACCTCCCAGCACGTCTCGGCCGTAGTGCTGAACGCAGCGGGCACCGGCTATACGGTAGGGGACACGCTGACCATTACGCACGGAAGCGCGTATCACGACCTGACGATGGAGGTGCTGACCATCACCGGGGGCGGCGGCACGGGACCGGTCGGCACCGTAGTGATACGGGACGCAGGAGCGTTTTCTGACCGGGTTACGGGAGTTGTGATCAACGCCGCTGGGACCGGCTACGCCACCGACGAGATTGTCCGCCTCACCACGGGGACCTTCACGGAGTTCGCCAAGGTCAAGATCGACACGCAGTCAGGCGGCGTCCCATCTGCTATCTCCGTGTTCGAGACGGGAGGCGCATACACGGTTGACCCGACGCTGACTGCTTGCCCCACCAGCAACGACATCGGCGAGGGCGCTGGCGTGGATCTCACAATCGACGTGACGATGACGGCTATCGTCGGCGCGTCGGCCATCACGGCCACGGGCGGAACCGGCTCCAGCGTTTCGTTTGACCTCACCCTGACCGCGACCGGGATGAGCTGCATCAACCCGAAGCAGAACCAGAACAACTACAGCATCAACAGCATCACCAACGAGAAGGAAGTTGTCCTGTTGGGCACAGTCTCCGGAGGCGATGCGCCTTATCTCGGGTTCCGAACCTACACGCAGACGAGCGGCCTCAGCACTCGGTATGGTTGGTTGCTCGCCGGGATGGATAGTTACAACCCCTCGCTGGCATTCGAGAGCCAGGCGAACGTCGGACCTCTAGCAGCTCCGGCTGCCGGCGGGTGTCACTTCGTGATGTTCGACGACGCCCAAAGCTGGTGGATGTCTTGCGCACCCCGCCGAGTAGAGATGGTGATCAAGGCGGTCGGCGGCGCCATCACGTCATACACGTCGATGTTCTCGGGTTTGCTTGATCCCTTCGCAACACAGGTGGAGTCTCCTTACCCGTTCTACCTCAGCGCCTCGACGGGCACGCCCAATCGCCTACCCGATGCGGGCGGCTACTTCATCACGGGGCTCACCGAGCTTTACGCGGACCTCTCCAGCACGCCCGCCGCCTACCACCGCCGCCAATCGGACGGTGCCTGGACTGACGTAGTTAACAGCGTCAACGGAACGACTCAGCTGAACGACACGTTGTTCCCCTTGGGCGAGACGAACAACGGCAACATCGCTAGCGCGCAGGACTATATCGGCGGCGATAGCCGAATGGAGATCCATATGGGAGGCGGCGTTGTAGACGGAAGCATCAACAACGTCAGTCAGCCGAATACGGCTGCGGCAGAAGTAATCATCATGCCCACCATCGGGGATGATGAGCTGCTTCTGATCCCGTGCGCGGTGCTGAGCACTCCCGCTAGCGGGGACAACGACAGTGAGACAAAGATCCGGGGCGAGCTTCCCGGCATCTTCTGGACCCCGGCTACTAAAGCTGATGCCTCCTCGGTAGCGGCGGAAGACTACATTGATCAGTCCGGCATTCGCTACTACCTCTTCCAGAACGCGCACCGCACCGAGCGTTACAGCTACTTTGCGATGAGGGCCAACTAATGTCCTATGAAACCTCAACCTTCTCGACTGTCCAGGACCTCATGGACAAGCTGGAGACCTTTGCTGTAGCGAACGGATGGACCAACGACCACTCAGCGTCTGGTCGGCTCCACCTCACCCGGTCTACCGTCTCGGTTGCCTTCCGCTGGGATACGTCCGCCCCCACCTGCATTGCGGTCTACCAGCACGGTGCGTTCATCAGTTCGGGAACCGATCCCGGTTCGCACACAGACGACTCGGGTCAGGGTGCGGTCTCCGGAACCAATGCGACTTTGCTGACCGGCCGACACACGCTGGTCCCGAACGCGGGCGGGGCTTACTGGTTCTTTGAGGCCGACACTTACCTTCACGTAGTCGTCGAGTATGCTGACCAGCGCTTCAACCAATTCGGGTTCGGGCAGTTGATCAAGCTAGGGACGTGGACCGGGGGCGACTACGCTTACGGCAACCGTAGCACGCAGACCGGTAACGGGCAGACCAACTCGGTCGACACCACCTCAACGTATCTACTCGACGCTTTGTTGGGCGCCAAGTCCGGAAGCTCTTCCACGATTGACCAATACGCCGCCACGATAAGTATGGAGAGCAACCCCAACCAGGATGTCGCCGGCAAGTGGGCGATCGTTTGGGGCGGTCAGCAAACGGATACGGGAACCGACCGAGCCGGTGAGGTGCGCGCCAATGCCCAAGGCGGGTTCCGGGGCGGACCGGTAGCGCGATCATTCGCTCGGTTTGGCGGCACCCCGCAGGAGGGCTTGAACCCGATGTATCCGATTGACTGCTACTACGACGATCCCAACAACCAGCGTTACTACCCTCTGGGTTACCAGCCGGACGTTCGCGGCATCCGCGTTGAGTTCCTCAGCGGTGGGGATGAGATCATCATCGGAAGCGATACCTGGGTGGTGTTCCCTACTCGGTTCAAGGACGTCATCGCCACTTCGGGTAGCACTCGCAACTCCGGAATGGCCTTCAAGAAGGTAGCCACCTAGTGGCCGGGTTTGTCGGAGTGATTCCGGGAGGCCTGATCTACGACTCCACCCAGAGTATGACGGCGAGCACGACCCGGTTCACCGGTTCGTTTGCTAACCACGCTCCGCTCAATCCCTACGGTTCCGGCGATTACACCGCTGTCGGTAGCGGGCACCCGCCAGCAGTGTCCCCGACTGCGCTCTTGGGCTATCTCGCGCTAGAGTTCACGCCGGGATTCGATTGGTTCGATCACGTTCACCTGATCCCCCGCACCAAGTTTGCCTTTGGCGTGGTCGTGTCTCAGGTTGCCGATACGTTTGAGGTATTCAACGCGCACCGCGTAGCCGTCAACCTCACCGTTGTGAACAATGCGTTCGGGACGGAGGTTACCATTCCCGACATCCCGACACCCGTTGCGGTGCTCGACTCGTTTACATCGTTTACTGACCCAACGTCTGTCCGCCTCGCCTACCTCCCCACCACCATCCAGGTCGAGCGGGACGGGGTGCCGCTCTTTGACGATACCATCGACCTGACGTTCAGCACCGGCGAAGTGATCGTGCTCCGTATCTCGGGCACGCGGGTATCAGTGCTGACCCCGATCTACGAAGAAGATGTGCGCGAGGTTTGGGACTTCGTGTCGGACACCATCGAGACAACTGACGGTAGTGAGCAGGTTCTCTCGCTGACCGAGAATCCGGTCCAGACGCTTGCGTTGAGCTTCCGGCTCTCCGGCGCGGAGCGTCAGCGCATGCAAGCGTTGCTTCACGGGGCGCAAGGAACCCTGCTTGCGCTACCCGCGTGGACCGAGGAGATCACCTCCACCGCCTCAGCATCCGCGACCGCAACAACGATCGCGGTTCAGTCCACCGATGACGTAGACTTCCGTGTTGGTGGGCTCGCGCTCATCTTCGAGGACCCCGACACGTTTGACGTCGTCGTCATCTCGGCCATCGGGGCTAACTCCCTGACGTTCACGACTACTCCCCTCGTCAACAGCTTCGTCTCCGGAATCCGCGTAGTCCCGGCTCGGTTCGGCTACATCATTAATGAGCCCACGTCGCGCAAGTGGCGGACGGACCTGGAAGAGTTCTCCGTTGTCTTCCGCATATCGGACAACGACACCGGGATGATCGCGCCGAGCACCACTGGGTGGAGCACTTACGACAGCAAGGTTTTGCTGGATGACTGCAACTGGGTCGGGAGCGGAGACGGCGGCGTCAGCGATCGCTTTGTGCGGCAGATACACCTAGTGGATAACGGCACCGGTGCGATCACGGTCAGTTCCGATTGGCCCAGCAACTACAGGATCACCACGAAGGGGTTTGCTATGCAGAACCGAGCGGAGATCATGAAGGTCAAGAAGCTCCTGCTGGCGCTGCGCGGCTCTCAGATCTCCTTCCATATCCCGACCTTCCACAACGACCTAACGCCGATAGCGGACATTCTCGCAACGGCTACCACGATTGACGTGGTGAACGTCGGCATCACGCGCTTCTCCGGCAGCGGGGTCATCCCAAAGAAGGTATTCCGGATCACGTTCACGGATAACACTGCGTTGGTCCGGGTCATTCAGAGTTCGGTTGAGGTCAGCACGGCAGTCGAGCGTTTGACCTTAGATACGACCTGGCCGAACAACCAGGCGATAGCCACGGTGGTTCGTATCGAGTTCTTGGAGCTCAGTCGGTTCGCAACGGACTCCTTCCGGTTCAGCTACTCTGGCGTGGGTAAAGCCCGCTTGAAGGCTGTGACCAAGACTCTACTGTAGCATGACAACCTTTGACATCTACGAATCCTCCGCCGAGGGCAGCCGCCCTCTGGAGGTCTATCGTTTCACGTTTGGTAGCACCGTGCTTCTTTACACCTCCAACGCATCTGACGTGACCGTGGGGGCTGACGTGTATCTGTCGGATGCCATAAAGCGCGGACCGATTGCTATTGGGCAGAGCGAACGACAGCGGGTGCTGCCGGTAGACATGCCTATCACGAATGCGTTTGCCGCTGAATACGTCGGTCTCCCGCCGGGGGTCAAAGCAACGGTTGAGATTCTCCGGCTTCAGCGCGATGAGGTTCCTACGTTCGACACCCAGGTCTCAGTCTATGCTGGCAGCGTCAAGTCCGTAGAGTTCCCGTCCTCCGGAGTTGCTCGCATCAACGTCCAGACTGTTGAAGCACTTACCGGGCGTCACATGCCTCAGCTCACGAGCATGTCGATGTGCAACCACACGCTCTACAGCCCGGCGTGCGGAGTCGACCCGCTGAGCTTCTCTATCACGTCCAAGATTATTACCGCCGTCACCAACAACAACCGCACGCTGACCGTGACTGACGCCAACGCTTCCCCGCTAGAGTTTACCGGGGGATACCTAAAGCTCTCGTCAGGAGACGACTCGCGCTTGGTCATCAAGCAAGTAGGGGATGACCTGACCGTGCTGATCCCCTTCCCGACCATCGTCGCGGGGACCACGACGATTGACGCCTTTGCGGGTTGCGATCACTTGCTCGGCGGGGACTGCGCGCTGGTATTCGACAACGTCATTAACAACGGCGGTTTCAGTTGGGTTCCCTCTATCAACATCTTCAGTAAGGGACTATGAGCCTCACCGATTTCAAGTGGCCGCACGAGCACTTCGCGGCTCACGTTATTCGCTGCATCAACTGGCTCCCCAGGAAGCTTCGCAAGAGCGCAGCGTTGCTATCCATCGCCGGCATCTTATGGGTCAGCTTGGTCGCTCCCGTTCGAACGGCGCTAGAGGCAACTACCCGAGACGAAGGTATCGTGCCGCCGCCAGATCAGTCCTTCTGGGGCACCTTGATCATGCTCGCGGCGACCGTCATCGCGCAAGAGTATCTGCGACCAAAGCCGGCAATCGAAGATGCGCGGCCGTCGGGCCTTGGTGATTTCGATGTGCCCACCGCAACGGAGGGGCGACCGATCCCACTGCTGTGGGGTCGCGCTAGGATCGACGGACCGAACGTTGTTTGGTATGGGGATGTCTACCAGATCGCGATCCGGAAGAAGGTCAAGACGGGGCTTTGGACTTCCACTCAGCAGACCATCGGCTATGAGAACTACGTCTCTTGGCAGCAAGTTCTCTGCCGTGGGCCGAACGTGGAACTACAGCGGCTCTGGATCGCTGATAAGGTAGCCTGGTCCGGTAGCATCTCATCAGATGCTGGCGAGGCCACCATTGCTGATCTTGAGTTCTTTGGTCCTGAGGAGGGAGCCGGAGGCTGGCTGGGCATTGTCGAGTTCTACACGGGCGGACTGACCCAGCCCGTCAGCGGCCACCTGGACACCGTGAGCCGGCAGCGGATCACAACGGCGGCCACCCCGACTGCCCCGCGCTACACCGGGACTTGCCACTTGGTGATCAAGGGTCTCGGGGGACTTCGCGGCGATGGAGCCTACATCGGCAATTCGATCAACGTCAAGAGCCTGTCCGCCGACGTGGTGCGTATC